CTGACACGAGTAACTAAAGAGGCTCACGAGAAACAACACGAAGCATCGCTTTGGGGCAACAAAGTACACAAGCACCTCGAGGACTACGCTAATGGTACAGCGCAACTACCTAAAGACTTACAGAAGTACAAGAAGTACGTGGATAAGATATTCACATACGAAGGTAAGCGGTTAGTTGAGCAACGTATGGCTATCAACAACAACTTCAAGCCTACCAAGTGGATGGCGAAGGACGTATGGTGTAGAGGTATCGTTGACATCGGTGTAGTAGGCTCGAAGACAGCATACTTATTAGATTGGAAAACGGGCAAACACAAGCCGGACTCTAACCAACTTAAACTGTTCGCCGCATTGGCGTTCATCTACTACCCTTGGGTAGACAAGGTGGTAACCGGTTTCATTTGGCTTAAGTTCGGTAAGTTTGACAAGGCAGTATTCACTAGAGATGACATCACAGACATTTGGGCTGAGTTTTTACCTAGGACTAAACGCCTAGAGATAGCATTTGACACCGATAAGTGGCAAGCCAAACCGTCAGGACTGTGTCGCAATTGGTGCCCGGTCGGTAGTAAGCTATGTGAATTTTGTGGAATATAGATTATGGGTATGACACCTGAAGGTAAAGTTAAAAAGAAAGTCAAAGATTATTTAGTATCAATAGGTGCGTGGTACTACATGCCCGTTTCAAACGGCATGGGACGTTCGGGATGTCCCGACATCTTAGTGTGTTACAAAGGTCGCTTCTTGGCTTTTGAGACTAAGGCACCCGGTAAGTTAAAGAACACAACTCCAAACCAAGACCGAGAGATAGAAGGTATTAATAATGCAGAGGGTCTTGCTATTGTAGTTGACGACGTTGAACAAGTTAAGGAGGTAATCAATGCCCAAGACATCGGCTAAGTCGCTTAAAACCAAAGCGGCATACAACAAGAAACCAAGCGTGCAAGCTAAGCGCGTGGCTCAGAACAAAGCACGACGACACGCTATAGCAAAAGGTACAGTTACGAAGGGAGACGGTAAAGACGTTGACCACAAGAAACCTTTAGCTAAGGGCGGTAGTGCCAAAGACTCAAACACTAGGGTAGTTACCCAAAAAGAAAACAGAGGGTGGCGCGCGAAAAACCCGGAGATGTACAAAAAGGGAGAAAGTAAATGATAGCAAACGATAGGCAAGTCAGCGGTGCACACTACCAGACTGAGATACAGCCTTGGGACTTTATAGTCGCAAACAAACTCGGTTACTTGGAGGGCAACATCATTAAGTATGTGTGTCGCTACAAAGAAAAGAACGGTATTGTAGACCTACATAAGGCACAGCACTACTTAGAGAAGTTAATCGAGGAGACAGAACATGTTGGTTTGGAAAAAGAAGAGGGCGCTAGTACTTAAGGTCAAAGAACCGGACAAGATACTCAATGTTATAACGTCAGCAAAGACGATAAAAGTAAAAGGGGAAACTTTAATAGCAGTACCCCACAAGATGGACGAAACCAAGGTGCTACGCAGCTTAGGATTTGACGCACCGGCGCCGATAAGGCACCACTACGATTGGCCGGGTAGGTTTAAACCCTTTAAGGCTCAGCTAGAAGCCGCAGCTTTTCTATCTATGTACAATCGAGCGTTCAACTTAAGTGAGTTAGGTACGGGGAAATCGTTAGCGTCTTTATGGGCGTACGACTACCTACGTAGTATAGGCGCTGCAGAGAAATTATTAGTCATAGCGCCGCTGTCTACGTTGGAACGAACATGGGCAGACGAGTTGTTTAACCACTTTCCACACCTGACGTTCTCAGTTGTGCATGGGACAAGAGAAAAGCGCAAGAAGCTACTCGCCCTAGATGTGGACGTGTACATTATTAACCATGACGGTGTCGCTATAATCGAAGAAGACCTTCGTACTAGGCCCGACATCGGTCTAGTTGTTGTAGACGAGATTGCTCAGTGTGCAAGAAACGCGGGTACTGATAAGTGGAAAGTACTTAACACAATAATTAATAAGCATACACCAAAGCGTGCCTGTTGGGGTATGACGGGCACACCGACCCCTAACGCTCCAACTGACGCATGGGCTCAGTGTAAGTTGTTGGTACCTGAAAAGGTTCCGCCTTACTTCAACAGATTTAAGATGCAGGTTATGCGACAGATAACTCAGTTTGTATGGATGCCTAAACCCGATGCGCTAGAGACAGTTAAGGACATTATGCAACCCTCGGTTAGGTTTACTAGGGACGAGTGTATGGACTTACCACCACTAATGTACGAGACTAGACAAGTAAGTTTAACCAAGGAACAGAACAAGGCCTACAACGAAATGCTTACCCGCTTGCGGACTCAAGCAGACAGTGGTGCCATCACAGCAGTTAACGAAGCGGTTAAGTTAGGCAAGCTAATACAAATAGCGTGTGGTGTTGTCTACGCCGATGACGGTACTGAGGTGACTATACCTTCTAGCCCACGCATCCAAGAAACAAAAGATATTATCAGCGCGGCTGAAGGTAAAGTAATTGTGTTCGTACCTTATGTATCGTCAGTCAAGATGGTCTCGAGGGAACTAGCTAAGCACTTCACAGTAGAAACTATTTACGGTGGAGTTAGTAAGAACGAGCGCGACCGTATATTCGGAGACTTCCAAAAAGGGAAAGACCTTAAGGTGATAGTAGCCCAACCGGCTGCGATGTCACATGGTCTGACCCTGACAGCGGCTAGTACTATCGTTTGGTACTCGTGCGTAACATCTAACGAAACATTCGAGCAAGCTAATGGTCGTATCAACAGACCGGGGCAGAAAATGAATAACTTTATCATCATGCTTGAGGGTACAAAAGTCGAGAAACGTATATACGCAAGGCTCAAGAACAAACAAAAAATGCAAGGCGCGTTGCTTGATGAAATAAAAGCACACAGAGGCGAACATATAGCTTGACACGTTCGTATTAGTAGGGTATTCTTGTACTCTCTTGAACACATACGGAAGGATTTAGACTTATATGAACTTACTTAGACCGGAAGAAGTTTCGGAAAAATTAGGAATTACAAAGGGCGCTTTACCGGCCCTACGTAGGCGTGAAGTTAGTTTCCCCCAACCTATAAGAGTCTCCCAAAAGGTTCTTCGTTGGGACGAAGCTGACATCAACAGTTGGTTAGTAAACAAAAAGGAGAGCAGTAATGGCAAAAGCGAGTGAAATGGATGATATTTCTTTATTGAAACTATTCATCGCACTGCGCGACCGTAGAGCCCGAAGAAAAGCGGACTACAATGCGGACGATGCAGGAGACAAAGATAAGCAGGGTAACATCGAAGTAGAATTCTTGAAGCGTTTTAATGAACGTGGTATTGATAACGTGTCTTCGAATGGTGTTGGTACAGCGTACCGTTCCACAAGAGCGTCAGCGACAGTTGCTGATTGGGACACGCTACTAGACTTCATTAAAGAAGACGGTGCGTGGGAGATGTTGGAGCGTCGAGTTAACAAGACTGCTGTAGAGCAGTACCGCGATGAGAACGAAGACCTACCACCTGGAATCAATTGGAGTGAAACCCAAGTAATAAACTTTAGGCGTAAATAATTATGAGCGACATGATGGACTTAAGTGTAGAAGTACCTGCACACCTAAAAGACACTTTCAGTGGTACTAACCCGTTCGCAGCGGCAGGCACCCCCGATGGGTTTAAAGTTATTACGCACAAAGATAGAGTCTTCAGCGCGGAGTATAATGGGTACAGAGACTCTATGGGCGAGGATAACCTCGAGGTTATAATACTAGCGTCGAACCCTAACAAATCCAAGGTGTACTACGCTGACGGCTTTGAAGACAGCGGGTTCGTTAAGCCGACTTGTTACTCTAACAACGGGGCTACACCTTCAGAAAATGCGGATGCACCGCAATCTAAGAAGTGTGCTATATGCCCTCATAACCAATGGGGTGCTCGTATAACAGACAAAGGTGGTAAAGGTAAGTCGTGCTCAGACTCTATAAGACTCTGTGTTACCCCTTTCGATAACGTAGGTGAGCCGATGCTACTTAAGGTAACTTCGTATGCACTGAAGACCCTAGGGCAATACGGTGCGCAGTTATCCAAGCGTGGCGTTGACCCTAAGTACGTAGTAACTCAGCTAGGATTTAATTCCCAAGGTGACTACCCGTCGCTGACGTTCAAAGCAATACGCTTCGTCGAAGAAGATGAGTTAAAAAAGATAGACGAACTAGTCAAGACAGAGAGCGAAACCATCGATAAGATTATCGGTGTAGTTGACTCCCCGATTGATAACGTAGGGGGGTTCGCGATAGCCCCTAAGGTAGAAGAAAAGGCTGAAGAAGCGCCGGTGAAGGTTGAGCCTAAGCCGGAAGTAAAAAAGGAACCGGAAGAACCTAAGCCAAAAGCTAGTGTAGAAGACTTCGACGACATAGAAGAAGCACTAGATAACTTAGATTTTGACGATTAACATTCAAGTAAAAAAGGAGAAACACCATGGCTGAAATAGCTAATTATTCGTTTAACAACGTAAAAGTAATGTGGACTAAACTGCAAGCAGACAAACCCGAAGCACCATACCAAGGGGAAGGCACTAGTAATTGGACAATCCAAGTAGTACTAGACGACGCTCAAGCAGACAAGTACAAAGACACGGGCTTATTCCCTAAGTTCAAGAGAAACCAAGAGCACGACCTAGTGTTAGAAGACGGGCTTAGGCAAGTGAAGCTTAAGAAGTCATCTACGTTTGGTGTAGGTGGTAAACCGAAGCGCCCTGTAGTAGTTGTAGACATCTACGGCAACCCGATAACTGACCTTATAGGTAACGGTTCGGTTTGTAATGTGCAGTGTTCAACACACGTTTGGTCAAGAGACGGTAAGCAAAACACGTCACTTGAGGTTCAAGCTGTACAAGTTGTAGAGTTAGTAGTCTACGATGAAAACGGTGGCGGTGATGACGAAGTAGAACTAAAATTCGACTTCCAGAAGCAAAAGAAGGTTGACATTAAAGACGTCAAAGTAGCTAAAGAAGTGGATGATGTAGACGAAGCCCTAGATGGTTTAGACTTCGACGACTAAGTGCGGTATTACGGAAGCCGGGGTTCGCCCCGGTTTTTTATGTTTTAATAAAAAGTTCAAACGAATTTGTTAAACAACTTAGGTGGAAAATGGGGATTCAACAATTTTTAGAATTAGTACTACCGGACAGCGGGGCGAAGATAATAGCCTTAGCTACACCAACAGGCAAAGGTGGCGTTTGGTTTAAGTACAAGAAGTACGATAGCGCTAAGGACGCGGCGCTAGCAGCTGAGTTCTTCGACGACCAAGGTGAGACAGTTTACTTCGCAGTGAACTCTTTTGGTGATTGGTACGACGATGAACGAAAAAAGAAGAAGCGCATACGAACCCAAGAAAACGTGGTGGCGTGCCGTTCGTTGTTCGACGACTTCGACGTTGGCGGCGACGATAATAAAAAGTACGCGACGCGAGATGACGCCCTTGCTGATATAGTAAGACTAGCAACGGTACTGAAGTTAACACCAACGATAACTTCGTCGGGCGGTGGGTACCACTGTTACTTCTCGCTAGATGAAGACGTGGACGCTGAAGTGTGGAAGGAACTGTCTGCTCTCAAGAGGGACGTCACGACTCATATGGGGCTAAAGGCTGACAGGGCTGTTGACATGGATAGCGCTCGGATACTACGACCGGTCGGTACTCATAACCGTAAGACTAACCCTCCCGTTGAGGTTAAGTTAGTCAAGCTAGGTAAGCAGTACCCTGCGGAAACAATACGTGAAAAACTCCAAGGGTACATCAAGGACAACGACGTACAGCCTGCGCCTACTAACAACTACGACAAGAGTAAAGGGGCTAACCCGTTCGCTGCGGCGCTAGGAGATTACCCTACGGCAGACGCCAATGTAATTGCAGAGCACTGTAATGCTATTCGCGACTTCAGAGATAAGAAAGGTGACATACCTGAGCCTCATTGGCACAGAGCCATTGGTGTGGTTAAGCACTGTGAGAACGGTACGGAACTAATACACGAGTGGAGTAAAGGGTACAAGGGTTATACGTTTGAAGAAACCCAAGCTAAGATTGACGAGTGGGAGTTCGGGCCGACCTCATGTGTTGAGATGGATAAACACATTGAGTGTATGAAGTCTTGTGACATGGCTGACAAGTGCAAGTTCTCAATACAGTTAGGCAACAAGGAACAAGCAGAGTCCGCTAAGGACGAAACGGAAACGGACGACGAACAGCCTGCGACAGTACCGGTAATAGAAGGGCAGAAAATTCCATATTGGCCGATGACCGGCTATCGTTGGAACGGTAAGTCATTGTCTAGGTCGATAAAAGATGACGATGGTGTTGTACATTGGAGACCGTTCTGTAGGTCGTTTATATACCCAATCAACCGCATACAAGACTCAGAAGGCACTTGGGTAATTCATTGGCGTGCAAAGGAAAAGAATGGCAAGTGGCGTGAGTTCTTCATGCCTACTTCCGAGTTAGCGTCTACTGACATGATGGCGAAGACACTAGCGGCGCACGAAGTATTCTTAATGAGGACAAACAAATCGAGGAACGACATGGCTGAATTTGCAGAGGGGCTTATCGAAACACTCCAAGCGTGGAGGATTGAAACCAAGACGTACAATCAGTTTGGGTGGACCGAAGACCGTAAAGGTTTTGTTATGGGAACCAACATGATTAAGTTGGACGGTGAGGAAGAAGTACTATGCGACGAGGATATTCCGCGGGACGTAGCGGTGGACTTCGGTACATCAGGAACACTAGAGCAGTGGACCGCTAACATAGACACGCTGTACAACAGACCGGGAGCGGAACCTTTTCAGTTCGCCCTATGTCATTCTATGGGGTCAGCACTAGTTGAACTCATGGGTTCTTCTAACTGGCACGGATTACCACTCGCTTTCACTGGACATGGTGGAACGGGTAAGTCTACCGCAGCTAAGATAGCTTGTGGTTTTTATGGAAACCCTTCCTTTATGGAACGCCAAACAGGCGAGCAGGGTTCCACACTAAACGCGGCTATTAAACGTATCGCTATTATGGGCGCCGTCCCTATGTTACTTGACGAGTTCTCAGGTAGAGCGCCAGACGAGTTGACTAGAACAGGTTACGCCCTAGCTAACGGACGAGACAAAGAACGACTAGGTTCTAACGGTAAATTTTCTACCGTTGGTGGGCAGTGGTTTAAGAATAGTTTCATAACGTCGAACGACTCGTTACATGAGAACATCAGTAAGCTACCGGCAGGTTACAGAGTTGAAGCTACGCAACTGCGTTTCTTCGAAGTTCAACTGCCCGAGAATTATAGGTCTGAAGTGTTCCCGGATATTACGCAGTCATTCATCGAGGACCACATGGACCACGTTTATGGCGAAGCGTGTCGACCGTTCCTTAGGTTTATTATTAAGAACCACGATTGGGTACGCCGACAACTAACTGCGGCTAGGGGTAAGTTTAATCCAAAGTCGAACGAAGATAACAAAGAGCGTTTCTACCGTGACACTATTGTTACTGCTATAGTAGCCGGTAAGATTGCTGAGAAGCTAGGCCTAATATCATTTGGTACCGCCGACATGAAGAAGTGGGCGCTAGGGCAAGTAACGAAGATGCGTGAAAACCGTAAGGAAAGTAACACAGATATCAGCGAGCATATCGCGCAGTTTATATCTACGCTACCGGGACGACTCATCATCACGATGCGCTTCGGTGACGCTAGAGCCAAAAAGAAGGAAGCGCCGATGGAAATGCTACGCGCCCCTGCTATTGGTAGAGTTTGCACGGAAGACAAGAAGGTGTACATAACGTCTAAAGCTGTTAACGATTGGTGTAAGGAACACGGTGTTGCTCCTGCAGCTATGAAAGAAGAGTTGGACATCGGTGGGTACTTAATATACCACGCCGATGGTAAGCCTGCCGCTAAGTGTTACATCGGCTCAGGAACAACAGTTCCAAGTGGTCAGACTCGTTGCTACGAGTTCAACTACGGTAAGTTGTTTGGTGATAACGCTCCCCTCAACATAGTTGAGACGGACGAAGGTGTTGCTACTGAGACACTACTAGATGTAGAGTAATTCCCCTGCGGGGACGTTTGTTATGTTTTACCCCGCAACGGCGCCAGCAAGCGGTGTGCTGTTAAAAAACACTTGCAGCTAGGGCATCCCCAACCTAGTCTCTTTATTCATGAGGCGATTTCCAGGGGGTGTGACCTAGCCGACTAGCCGACGAGACGGGCTACCTACTTCTTGACATCCACTATAAGAATAACGCGGTCGCTATCACTTTCGTTAGCCGCCTCGTGCTCTATAGTGTCGTCAAATAATACAGCTTCCCCCTTTTTCCAGTGGTGTGTTTCTTCCCCAACACGTATCCAACAGTTAGGAGGGCATATCAACCCTAGGTGTAGCCTCCATACCGAGTCGGTGTAACCTACGTGGGGTGTTATAACACAGCCCGCTTTCAAAACAGAAAATCCAGCTATGAATACTCCAGGAATACTGTTTATTATCTCAGTAGTTTTAGGGCACTCGTTAAGCAGGTCTTCTCCTTGGAACTTTATACCGTACGCTTCCCACTTGCCATTGTGTAGGTGCGCCTCAGGCCACTGTTTTGTTTTGGATGACACCTTTAGGTACTCAGCCAAGATGACTTCGAAGTTATCGGTAAGTTTTCTTAGGGGTTTATAGTCTTCCGCAGTGTGAAACATTTTTCTCCTCAAAAAAGAAAGGCCCGGAAAAAAGAGGAAACCGAGCCTTTAGTGGTACTTTTAAGCCGTTACCAAGGCGAGCGATTTAGTCGGTTCCCAAAGTACGTCTGTAGTTGATTTCTCGTTTTTCTTGTTTCCTAGAAGCACTTAACAGTGACCTAATAGAAGTTCGCTTAAGGGCCTTGTAGTTATCGTTGAAGAACGGTCTTACTCTGTCCTTAGCGTCCTGTAACTCGTCGAACTTGGTTTCAAGCTCGGACATCTTATTGAAGTCACCTGCTTTATCAGCAGCCATGTACTGGTTCCTAATGTCAGACTGTGCTTCGCTGAAGTACTCTTTCAGCTCGTACTGTTGACCGTAGGTCCACTTAAGCTTACTCAAGTCAGCGGCAGGAATACCTAGTACGTTTGCTACCAAAGCTAGCTTGTTAAACTGGCTCGGGTCAGCCACTAGGTCTCCGTTTCTTAGAGAGTACCCTTCGGTACCTACTCTCCACGACTCCATAATGGATTTTATACCTTTAGGCATAGCGGTCTCTATAGCGCGGTACGAGTTACCTTCGGTAGCATACTCTGTAGCGCGTACCATACTAGACGCCGTGTTAGCTGTCGGACCTAGGACGGTACCGAAGAAAGCGTCTCTAAGCCCTTCTTGTGAAAGCTCTAAGTCTATGAAAGGTGCGGGATGGAATATTTTGTCTTGGCTTAATTTGGTTGACATATCTATGCCTATTATAGAAGGCAGTCCCCTAGATATTAGGTTCGCTAACTCCGGGTCGTCGATGTATCTACCAATAATACGTTCGATGTCTTCAGGCTCTTCACCACCTGAGAATAACGAGAACGCTCCAGCTACTACGCCGATGAACGGCAAACCTCTAACACCACCAAACACACCAGCGTGCATGAGCATGTACCCTAGGGTCTTGTACCCCACTGCTTTTTCTTCCGCAGTTGTTCCAGACCACGCGGCTTTCGCTGCATTGGCGTAAACCCAACCCATCATGAATTGATACTTACGGTACTGAACCATTAGCTTAGGAAGTCGCTTAAGAATTCTTGGGGCGTCCGTGTTAGAGAAGTCACCTTGTGTATCTTGAACAATCTTCATAGCGAACTGCGAAGGCGTCATACCTAGGTGTTTAATCTTACCCGGTTGCTTAATCGCCATATCGTGGGCTGCTACAGCTGTAGACACACGATTGTACATCTCTACTACTCTAGCTGCTTGGTACAGTCGGTGTGTTACATCACTAGCAGCACCACTCGCTTTGTTTAGCGTATCAGAACCAGTGTTCATCCTAGTAAACTCAGCTAGGTCCTGCTCCATACCAACGTCTAGTAGCTTTCGGTCCTGCAGCATTTGGAACAACTCTTTGTACTTAGGGTCTAGCTTAGAAAAGTCAACTTCCGCTTGTCTGTGTAAGAACTTACCGTTTTGCTTTTTGAACGTAACCACGTCTCGCGCTACTTGGTACCCCGTGCCAAACATAGGCAATAGGGCTTTCATAGTTCCTTTGTAGTCCCCAAACGTAGCGGCCAGTACAGGTACAGTAACCATCAGCGGTTGAGTGGCGTTCGTAAAGTGATAGCCCACGCTTGATGTAAGCATCCACACTGTGTTAAACGCCGCTATAGTGTTTGCTATTGGTGTCTCCTTACCCTCTAACATAGAGGCGTAGTGCGACACAAGCATGTTGTACACGGGCACTAGTTCCTCAGGGTCAGTCTTAGCTTCTTGCTCCGCATTTACTAGAGCCGCCGCTATGTCAGCGCCGTGCTCCATCTGAGAAATTAAGTTAGCTTCGGCTCTTGAGTGAGATAAAAACGAGCGAATCATGTTAGACTCGAACCCGGCTATACCTTCTCGCTTGGCTTGGGACTCCCTTGCGTTACTCTCATCTAGCGAACTCATGTACATTTCTTGTACCAAAGACTCCATGGCTTTGTACGCCGTTGGGTCTATATTAGAAGCCTTCATGGCGCCTAGTACTTTACTAAGAACCTTGTGGTTAGACACGTTGCCTTCACTCACCGTTTTAATCTTTTCTGTAGTAGTAGCACTCGCATACAGTGCTTTATTGTCGTTCTTGAATCTGCTAGCCTCTCCGATAGTATCGAAGAACTTAACCACGAAGTGTGATTCCTTGGCGCGTAGGTTATCCACGCGACGCTTGTTTACTTTGTTGGCTCTTAGCTTGTACGCTTTTTCAGCATTTAGTAACGCCTCAGACTTAAGGGTCGTAACGTAGCTACCAAAACGTTTCAGAGGTGCGTATGGGCCGTCGAGAGTTCCAGTGTGGAAGAACTTGTCACTAACTCCTTTAGCCTTAGCGATAGCACGCTTACGCTGCATCATAGTTTCGCCGTGGGCAAACACATCTTTAACAAGTTTCTGCTCTGCTGGTCGTAAAGCGTTAAACCGCGCACTCATTACTTTATCTACTTTTACGTTTTTACCCTTAATCTTAGGGTCATAACCCCAGGCTCTATCCAAAGTAGAGTCCGACAGAAATGTATTAACAACGGCTAGCCGCTCATCGGACATCTCGCGGGCTTGCACCGCAACACCCTCTACGTGTCTCTTAATTTGGTTTACAGTTTCTTCGGCCTTCAGTATTAAGTTAAACCAAATAGAAGCCCCGGGCATCTTAATTTTATTCTCTTCAATAAACTGATGCAAGAACTTGTTTTCGTTGGAAGCGCGTTTCATTACATTACTGAACGTCTCCCAATGTTGGATACCCGTGTCGCCAAACACAGCCTTAATAATATTTCTAGTATTGCTAAGGTCTTTTTTGTTCTTTTTTGGGTTAATGGACTCTTGCGAACGAGCGGCTTGGTTCGCGTCTTTTCGTAGCCTTTTAAGGTCTTTCGCGTCACGGGCTTCTCTTTTGAACCCTATAATAATCTCGCGGCTAGCGGAACCAAACTCGTCCATTGCTTCCTGCGCGGCTCCTAGCGATAAGTCCAACAAGTCCTCAACAGTCAACTCTGCAACTCCGGCCCTAGACATCCCTAACTTTTGTAGAGCTTTTCTAAACGAGGATACGATTAGAAAAGCTATGTTTTCTACGCTACCTTGCTTAGCGACAGCGGAGGGCTCTACTCCAGCTTCTACTGCGTACTGTATGAAGTAAGCGATGGTTTCAGACTCTATAGTACTACCGGGGATGGTTTTACCTTCTTCCTTCGCTCTAGCTCTAATGCGGGCCAGTTGTTCCGACACTCTACCGGCAATAGCTACTGGGTCTTTAGGGTCCAGACTTCCGTCTTTCATTAGAGGTAACGTAGGCTGGTCGGATACCATCCAAGTTTCAATTTTACCTATTACGTGCTCCAAGTCTAAGCTAGAAAACAAGCTTTCCAAACCTAGATGCACTCCTACTTCGTGCAGGAACAGCGCTAACTCGGTACCCTCTTCGATGTTTTCCATAACGAATACCACGTCTTCATTCAAACCGGTGGTGGTTTGCTGGGTTCTATAAACACCACCCACGCCCGTAGAATTTGGTGCGTCCTTTGGGAACAAAGCGTTAAGCTCCGCCACCGTATCCACGAAGTGGAAGTGGTCACGTATGAGTTTAGGCACAGCCCCCTTATTAAACAACATACTTAGTAGGCTGTCGAACTTCATAGCCTTCTTATTGTTTTCGGCAGTAGCCTTCTGTTTACGCATAGCCACAATGGCGTTCGTAGCGTCTGAGAAGCTTTCTTTACGCTCCGCTTTCGCTTTCTTCTCCGCTTTCGCTTTATCCTCTTTCGCTTTCACCGCTTTCGCTAGCCTAGATACTTCCGCACGGAAACCAGGAAAGTCTCTGGCCTGTAACATTTCCGACAACTTAGGGTTATCTAAAAACCAGTCGTCGCTCTTTAGCGTTTTGTTTGCAAAAGATATGGCGTTGTCCCTAGCGATAGCCGTAAACTCCTCTTTATCCACTACTTCCTTATTTGTCTTGTACGCCCTATTCTTGGTCTTAGGGTTAGATACGAACTCTTTTATGTTGGACACTTCAGTCGCAAAGGCTTTGTACTTTTTCTGGGTTATTAACTTCTTTAGGTGAGGATACGTAGAAGCCCATAGGTCGCCGAGAGCATCCTTAGCGCTAGCTTCTAGTTTCTGTACTACTTTTGGTTTCCGTACTTTTTCAGTAGTCTTTTTTCCACGTCCATCAGCGGTTGCCCCATCTCTTTCAGGTCGCCTATCAGTTTTGCGCTGTCCTTTAGTACTTTCTTTGCTTTCATCTTTTGGCTTACTGTTAGATTTATCATTACTTTTACCTTCTTTTTGGTTGCTAAACTTCTTATGTATCTCGGCTGCGTCTTCCGCTAGAGATGTAGGGTCCCCACTCAATAGGGCGTCAGACATAGTATTAACCCAAACGAACTTAGCGGTTATAGGTAAGTCGTTGAACGAACCCGCGCCCTCAGGTTTCTTTTCGTCCCAAGTGTTGCTTACTTCTTTAGCTACGTCCTTATCTTTCATTACTCGAGCCACTACGTCAGCGTGCTCTTTCGTAGACCTGTTAATTCTAGCGGTAGTTTCTGCGTCGCCTTTAGCGTTCGCCTTCTTTTCCGTTTCAGTTTTACCCTTGGCGTCTTGAGCCGCGATGTTAGATTGTGAACCACCGGCTTTTATGGTACCCATCCCCATGTCGAACTCATCAACGGTGTCGTCGTTTGACGTCTCGTCAGCGTCGGCTACTACTTTTTTAGTTTCGTTTTCGTTTGGAACGAACCCTTCTACTTCAGCTGTTTGGTCGTCTTCGTTATCAACCGAGGCTTCCCCAAGGGTCTTACCATCTTCAGTTCGCAACTTAGTAGCTTTTAGTTGTTCTTTAGTACCTTCACCTGCAAATTCGGTGAAGTATCCCATAATAGATTTAACAGCAGCGTCGGCTGTCGAGCGCCCTTTAAGGCCTGCTGCTTTAGCGATAGCTTCGGAGCCGGTTTTGCCGTCTCCATAGAAGTACTCATCTAGCGTATCAGTTTCGATAGCATCTAAGATTACGTCCAGTACCTTTACCTGTGTGTTGGTTAAATCAATGTCACCATTTGCAACAGCGGCAGCTATTTTAGCACCTACGTTCTTAGTCGCTACTGAAGATTTATCTTTGGATAAACTCCCTTCAGTGGTAGTCCCTAACTCTGATAGTCGCTTCTTAACTTTAGCTTTCGCTAGTGCTCTTTGGAAGGGAGTCTCACCGATACCGTACACACCTTTCTTACTGTCAATAGACTTAGCTATTTCAGGGTACGCCTCTAGGTCACCTAGTGCTTCAGTGGCTTCTTTATGAGCAACGTCTTTCTTGGAACCGTCTTTGTACGGAGACGGAGATACTATAGGAGCCTCTGCGTCTGAGTCAGCTGTGTTATCTACGGCTGAACCCACTGCTGAACCCACTGCTTTTGGAGCAGCAGCCTTTTTACCTTTTTTAGGGGCTTTGTTGTTACGCTTAGCGTTAGCCCACTCTGCGGGACTTAGCTGCTCTAAGGCCGCCTGTTCTGCTGTAGCTACACCTAAGACGTTACCTTCTGATATTGCTGTATTGTATGCTTCTAAAAGCGACGCTGTAGCACCTAGTACTTGCGCGGATTCTTCTGCGGTTCTACCAGCTTCTTGTTCTTTGAACGCAGCGTGCCCATCCAAAGCGGACAAGTAAGGAGCACGCCCCTCGTCTATATTGTCTTCAGCAAGTAGGTCCATAACCTCCGGTGTTGACAAGAAGTCCTCAATCGTTTGTTCACTGGTATCGTACACGTCGTTCGCTTTACTCCACGCGGCAAAAGCAGCGCCAAGTTCAGAGTTTGGGTTAGCAAGGTTAGCTCGCTGTCTTTGGTCTATTTCAGCTTCGTGTTCTTTATTCCACTCCCCCTCGTCTGGAAACGAGTCTCTGTGTTTGAAGCGCAGGTCTTTAGCCATACCTTCTTGCTTAATTTCTTCTATGTTTTGTAACGCTGTAGCAAAGCGAGGGTCGTTGAACACCTCCTCCTCAGTTATACCTAACTGCTCAGCCCATTTTTCACCGAACTCTATCTTAGCCACTTCACTATCGATAGCCATAGCGTCGTCTATAAATAATCCATCTTCTAAGTCTTGGGACTGTCTAGCTTTTAGTTTAGCTTCTTCTTCCTTTTGCGCTTCTGTAAGAGCTACATCGGAGCCTGATAGAGACTTAAGGGCATTAATTCCTGCACCCTGCCCAGCACCAGCGAACGCGCCCATAACAGCATCACCACCGACGTCCTCCAGTAGTGGAGTACCAGTACCAAGGTTCTCAAATACTTTCTCTTGCGCACCTTGTAATAATTCTTCACCACCTTCGTAGAACGTACCTTCAGCCGTCTTACGGACCCCACCCTTCTTGGATGCTTGCGCTATTAGGTCTGCCTTGGTTCCGGCTATCTTGTTGGTAATCGCTGTGTCAATATCGGCGATGCCTGCTTTGTTAGCCGTGCGTCCGCTAATTAACGATATAGCACCTGTGGCTAAACCCGCTGGAATAGCAGCTAGACGGTCGGTACTATAGTCACCACTAGTACCAGTCTTTTCAATAATGTTCTTAGTTACTTCACCACCAGTAATCGCGCCTTCACCAACTGCAGCACCGGTAACACCAGATAGCTGGGGTGCTACTTTAACCCCAAACAGCTTTGAGCCCGCAGAAAGACCTGCGTTAATACCTTTAGTAGCTAAACCGCCACCGAATATGTAAGGTACAGATGTGGCAATTAGGTTGGCAACTTGCCATGGATGGTCAGCTATAAATGAACCAGCTTCGCCACCTTGGGAAACCATAGCGTCTAAATAGTCACCGTACGGTGCGTCAGGGCCTAAGTCCCCAGCAGCTTCTTGAAGTCGTGTAGATAGTTCTTGGTTAATCTCTTGCTGTCTATCTGATAGTAGAGCTTCGTCTATTGCTTCGCCACCTTTCTGTAGCCAAGCTGACAACGGGTCGGCTATGTAGTGTAAACCAGGGAGTTGCGAACCAAGTCCAACTAATGCTCCTGCTGCTTTCGCAGTACCTGATAAAGCCCCTACGCCTACGTCCACTACATTTCTAACGCCGCCTGCTGCTTCAGACTCGTAACCATCACTGCCGGTGTTCCCAGCAAGACCCATAGCAGTGTCGTACGCCGCGTACGGGTCGTACTCCTGAGGAGCCGTAGTAGGAGTCTGAGATAAGTACGCTGCTACCTCTTGTGTAGTTTCGCCTGTTTGGTTAGCTACCCAGTTAACTACCTCTTCATCGCTGTAGTTATTTTCGTTTAGTACAGAGTAGTTATCTCTTAAGTCCTGAATGCTTGGCATAGTGGTTCCTTAGTTTTGGATTTTATATTTACGCTGTTCTATACCTGTTATGCGCTTCCTAAGTTTCTGAATTTCGTTACTGGCTTTACCGCCGGCTTGCAGACCTTTCATGTTGGATAGCTCTGCAACTTTAGCTTGTATGTCAGAGACTTCTTTGTCCAACGTTGCAAGCTCAGAGGTTTGCGCTTTAGTGAGAACCTTTTTTGTAACAGGTTTTACACTAGCACCCGTGTCTGTGCGCACTCCACCCGTTGTTAAGTTACTCAACTTACGCAAACCTCCTTTAGTGAGAACCTTTTTTGTAACAGGTTTTACACTAGCACCCGTGTCTGTGCTCACTCCACCCGTTGTGTTGCTTAAGTTACTCAACTTACCTAAGATATCCTTGCCGCCGCCGTTACCAGCTGTAGGAGTACCAGTGTTATTACCACCACCTATCCCACCGGTGTTAGGTTGGTCATAGCCGCCTTTCGCGTTCCGCGTGTTCCCCGTGTTGCGCAACTCGTACTTATACACGTCCAGGATGGCTTTTTTCTCCTGCGGTGTTTTAGCTCTGGAGTACGCACTGTCAGCGTCAGCTTGGAACTTCCCAGCGAGTTCCGTAATAAGTAGTTCCATTTTCTCTTGGCTGCCAGAGCCTTTAGCTTTGCTAAGGGCCTCCAAGGCTTGAGCAT